ATGGGGGGACATTATACCCCCTTAATATTTAATACCCCCAATATGAAACTAACAGTTAAGCAAGTTGATAGCAGTAAGCCAAAAGAAAAGGACTACAAACTATTCGATGGAGGAGGTTTATATCTATTAGTTACAAAATCAGGAAGTAAATATTGGAGATTAAAATACCGTATAGATGGCAAAGAAAAAGTTTTAGCTATCGGTGTCTACCCAACGATAACTCTCGCGGAAGCCAGAAAGAAAAGGGATGACGCAAAACGGCAGTTATCTGATGGTGTTGATCCTAACAAGATAAAGAAGGATAAGAAAAGGGATTCAAAGTTTGATGGAAGCAATACGTTTAAAAGCATTGCTCTAGAGTGGTATGAGGGAAGAAAAGACCGATGGTCTGAAGGTTACCGCAATGACATGATGGAAGCATTTGAAAATGATGTTTTCCCATATATTGGAGATCGCCCAATAGCAGAGATTAAACCTCTCGAATTGCTTGAGGTGCTTTCGATAATGGAAAAGCGTGGCGTTACAGAGAAATTAAAAAAAGTTCGTCAGCGCTGTGGTGAGGTTTGGAAATATGCCATCATAACTGGACGAGCTGAATATAATCCCGCCCCAGATTTAGCTAGTGCGTTTATTCCACATCAACGAGAAAACTATCCGTACTTATTAGCTGATGAATTGCCTGAGTTTTTATCTTCGGTAGACAAGTATCAAGGAAGTCAGATCGTAAGAACTGCATTAAACATCTTAATGCTCACCGGTTTAAGACCAGGGGAGCTAAGAAAATCAGAATGGTCATTTATCGACTTTGAAAGCAGAACATGGAAACTGCCAGAAAGAATCATGAAGATGGGTAGAGTGCATGTGGTGCCAATGTCAGATCAGGTGATTTCTTTACTGCGTCAAATACAGCCAATAAGTGGCGATTATCAGTATATTTTCCCTAGCCGAACGAATCATAAGAAACATCTGTCTGAAATGGCGATAAATACAATGATTGGCAGAATGGGTTATAGAGGAAGGGCTACTGGTCACGGCTTTAGACACACCATGAGTACAATATTGCATGAGAAAGGATTTAATACAGCGTGGATAGAGTTACAACTTGCTCATGTTGATAAAAACTCTATCCGTGGTACTTATAACCATGCACTGTATTTTGAGGGGAGAAGGGAAATGATGCAGTGGTATGCTGATTATATAGACGAGCTGAGAAGTAAAAAGAAATAAAACTCAATTGATGGTATTATCAGGGCAACGAGCATTATTGATTCGTTGCTCTATCCATTCATCTACTTCACTTTCAATAAAACGAACTGAGCGAGATCCTATTTTTACCTGCTTTGGAAACTCTCCTTTATCTATTAATTTGTAAGTCCATGACTTGCTATATCCTGTTCTATCTAAAACTTCATCCAAGCGTAATAGTTTATATTCCATCTTTCTATTCCTTTTGTAATTTCGTAATACTATCCATTCTTCCGTTTATATTGCTCATGATCATCACCACAATCTTTACTGCAATATGCACTATTAGGTGCAACCGTTTCTTCGTGACACCAAATACACATTCCGTTATGAGATTTAATTGCTGGTTTACGATTTGATAATGATGTTTGAATATGTAATTCGTTTATTTCATTTGCTGAGTCAATAATATCCATAATTACGCTTGTCCTGTTTCAATTAAATAAATAAGTACACATAATGCTATTAGCTCTGCAAGTTCAGTAAATGTCATAATTCATCTATATTAATTTAATGCTTCCTTCTACTTGGTTGCCATATACATCCCAATCACCATATTTCTCTCGTGCAAATAATTCGAGTCGAGGAACATCTCCGTATAATTCTTCTAACCTATAATGTATTTCTTTTGGCTTTTCGCTATGCTCACCAAGACATGAATAAATAACTTGCCTAACACTTGCAGACTTACGAGGTAATCCATTACCTCTTGTGGCTATTAAACACATTTCAATATTTTGACGGGTGTAATTACCGCAATTAATCTTCGTCTCATTGTTTAATATTTCCATAAAGTCAAAGAAATCTTCTGGTGGTTTTTTATTTATTCTATTTTCTGCATTTTTATTTAATTTCACCCATGCGAACCCGAACATGTTTTTAACTTTAAAATCCCATGCTTCGGCTAGTTTAATAGCTTCGAGTGCAAAGTTGCCTGTGTACCATATAAATAGTACGGCATTTTTAGAGGAGTGTTTTTCTATTGGTAATCGGGAGAAGGAATATAAATCTGTGGTGTTGTAATGATTATCTGCTGCGCCATTTGAAACTTTGTTATTGTAAGACCAAGGTGGATCGCACAATATCAAGTCATATTTTTTCATTCTCCGCTCCACTATCACCTATATTAAACGGCAGTCCATCTGCTTCCATTGGCTTTATATCAGCAAACGCGCAAGGAAGAATTATTCCACCGAACTCCTGAGCAAACATTAACGCCTGTTTTGCCTGAAGAGAGACATATTGCTTAGGTAGAGCTATTTGATATGTAACGCCATCAATTAATACTAACGTCGTCATTGCCTGAACTTGTTTCATTTGTTGTCCTCCGCCTCTTTCATCATTAAGAATACTTCCATAGCGCCACGATATGGGTTTTTATTTACTGAGATGAAGTCATAATCAAGGCAATCAGCTGTCCATTTATTAGAATGGTACATTGGTGATAACCCTATTTTATTCTCAATAATAATCGGCATTGCGTCAGTAGGGTTATTGCATGGATCGAAAGTCCGATAGCCGCTATCCATATAAGCTAATACAGATTCTTCTGTTAATAAGCATTTCTTCTTTAACCTTGTCGCAACTAATTCATTAATTTGAAGGTCGGTGTACTTATTATAGCTATTCATTGATTACCATCCTGTAATTTCTATATCGTCAGAGTCAATAAACCAAGGTTCAATTTCATCAATCCGAATACCCATATCATCTAGAGAAGGATAGCCATCAATTCCTTTATCTTTAGACCAATCGAATTGCTCGGTAAGCCATTCTTCATCCTTGAAGTTATTGAATGCTATTTGCTGGAAGCACTCAGCACAGAACATTGCAAAACCTGCTTTCTCATGGCTACCGTGTATATCAGCTCTATATTCATCACCAGAATAGAATTTATTAATTTGTTCACATGATTTTTTAAATTTATCTTCATCGATAACAGTGACAACCATTTCCAAATCTTTTTGCCACGAGCCAGAACTTATTTTAATTTGTCTCATCTGTATATTTCTCCACAAATAACATTAACATTCCTAACTGACATTAAATATTCAGCACGTTTATTGCATTCCGATTGCGTGTATATATCTTCTGTAATAGGCACAGCAGAACCCTGTATTAGCATGAGTAATACACATCCGATTATTTGCATTAATTGCTACTCTGAATTTTAGGTATAAAAAACCCTGCTAGTGCAGGGAAGTTATAAACTTTGAGAATAATCTTTGAAACCTTTCACACATAAATCTATTGTGTGTATAGATTCATCTAAGCTTAGATCACTAAAGTAATCAAGTATATTTTCTTTACTATTATCATAATGAATTTTTAAAATTAAATTTTCAATATATGTATTTATTTGAATGCTGTGCTTGTATAGAAATTGATACCTCTCTGAAATATTTACATTAACTGATGCTGAGTTTGAATATATATAAGACAAGGATGAGTTATCAAATTTAAACATTCGAGCATTGCCTAACTCTCTTCCCTTTGTATTTTTTAAAATAAACGCATGTATGTTATGACCACCAAGATATTCTACAAATGAATCGTTGTTTTTTGCTAATAAGTTACGTAGTTTAACCAATTGAATTACTATTGTTTTTAGCTCATCAGAATATTTAGTAAATATATTTAGATAGCTAATGGATATTTCTTTTTGCCTTTTCTTTTCTGAGTTTTCTGAGTCTTTTTTTTGCCAAAAATAAACACCTATGGTGGCAAATAAGGCTAGCGAAGATAAGAATGCAAAGATAGTTGATAGATAAGAAAAAATAATGCTGAGTTTATCTTTTCCATGAGCATCGGTGACAAATATATCAATAACAAAAACACCAAAAACAATTAAAGATATTGAAGCTGTTGACACCCAAAAAATAATATTTTTAAGCTTTGAAGATAGTTCTATCATCGTGGATACCATTATAAATATTGGAATCATACTCACATCCATGTGACTAATCCACTGTCAAAATTCCTCCTTAACTCACCTTTATTTGCTTTAATGCCTCACGAACAGCGTTTAATCGTGATTCCATTCTTAGATATTTAGAGTTAGGAATAGTGGGCCAATCGTTATACCAAGCATCATCACCAAACAAGCTAAGCAACTTACCGCCTAAAAAACTATTGCAACAATCATCTTTAACATTATCTGATGATTCGATTAAACCCCAATATTCCCTTGCTTCGTGTTTATCTATTTCATCATCTTTGCGTAGTTTGATAACTTGCTTTTTGGCATATTTATCATTTGCATCGTTATCGTCATCTATTTCATAGATTAAATTAGAATCTAACTTACCTATCCAGTAGTGATTGTTAATACGCTGAATAAACTCAACTAGCGAGCTACCCATCGAGCCCCAAAAGCAAGACCATGAACAACCGCTTTCGCTAATTGTGACACGGCTGTTTTGATTATCGCCGTAGTCTTCAAGATACAAATGAATAGGGTCGTGACGCTCTATGCCTGTTATTACTAACTTAGTAATTTGTGATTGCTCAACTTTCATTGCTCCACCTTATTTAATTCTTCAATGCCTGATTCTGTTAATTTCCATCCATCTTTAGGGTGAAGTTTAATAAGTCCTTTATTCTCCAGTGAGAAAATTAACAGCCCATTACTTAACTGCCTATATCCATTATCTACATTTTTTAATGTGCTAATTTGACGCTCTGTTAATTTCACATTCATTCCTCTTCATTGCATCCCTGCAAGTTAAATTATCATGCGAACGTTGGTAGCTTCCTGCCAACCAGTTCCTCTGCATCCTTCATAAAGTCAGTGGCTTGCTCTTCCATTCCAACGCCGAAATCATATTTATGAACCGCTTTAGCCATTAAGAAAGCGCCAGCAAAAAGCACTTCTTTCAACTTCTTATTTTCTTCTTGTAATTGTTCAATAGTCATATCTATCTCCTGTTTGCATCCTTGCACTGAGTAATGGTTATATCCTTTGGTTAAATCACATAGGGAAGGGTCAGAAGGGTATTTCTTGATCATCGAAGTTCATTGGTGGCTCATTTTGTGTCGCTTGCGGTTGCTGTGGTTGACCCCATCCTTGGTTTTGTGGCTTCTGTCTTCCTGCCTGATTGCCACTGTTACCGCCTAACACCTGCATAGAACCGCCGATATTCACAACAACTTCCGTTGTGTATCGGTCTTTCCCGCTTTGGTCTTGCCACTTTCTGGTTTGTAGAGAACCTTCGATATATACCTGACTTCCTTTTCTCAGATGTTCACCTGCAATTTCGGCTAATTTGCCGAAGATACATACTCGATGCCACTCAGTTTTCTCCTTCATCTCACCAGTTTGTTTATCACGCCACGATTCCGATGTGGCTAGTGTGAGATTTGCTACTGCGCCACCTGATGGCATATAGCGGATTTCTGGATCCTGCCCCAAGTGACCAATGAGAATACATTTATTCACGCCTTTACTTGCCATTACGCAGCTTCCTTAAGTTCTTTAATCCGAATGCCTGTTACACGTTCACATTCCTTTTGTGATTCAGTACCAGCTAATGCATTCCATGCTTTTTTGTACTCATCCATGATTTGTGATTGGTTCGTTGCCGTGCCAAGAAAGTTAGTGTAATCAGCTAACACCTGCTCTGCCGTCCGTGGCGCTACGTTATGAATTTCCGCATCTGCATCAATTGCTGTTTCTTCTGTTGGAATACAGAACGCTTGAAATGCCGCGTATTTATATGCAATCGACATGGCTTTATTTGTGGCTTTATCTCCGCTATCCATAGCTTCACCATAAGTCACTACCGTATGTTTACTGCCATCTTCCGTGGCGACAAAATCGAATTCAGCCTTAACCACAACGTAGAATAAGTGACCACCTCTTTGCGTTTGTCTTTCCGTGACTGAGCGTTCAATGATCCGTGGAAGAATAAGCAATCCATGCTTAACTAAAGCTGGAGCAAGAGCGTTATATACTGCGTCAATCCCTCTAAACATAAACCCTTGCTGTTGGTTTTTACTTCCTTTCTTTATTCCTGTTTCAGCCATTTCCTTGGCTACATTGCTAATCGCTTTGTATACAGCAGTCATATTAATCTCCCAAATACTGACCAGGTCGGCGATCACTTCCGTAGTAATCGATTTCAATATTGCGACTAGATACAGAATTCCTTCCTGCATCGCGTAATGCCTGAATGTGAGGTGGTAGAGGTGGGTGATTTTTCGATGCGTCCAAGTTCATGTGCAGCAGCTCCATTGCTAGTCGCTTTTCTCTCTCCTTTACGCTCGTATTCGGCAAATAACCCTCAATCATTGCGATAGCTTGAGCCAGAGCTTTCTCTCTGTTTTTTGCTAATGATGGAGATGTTAATTGAGGGTATTTATCGGTAGGGTAGGAATTAGAAATATTCATTGAAAATCTCCAGCAAAATCCTTTAACGGTATCGACAATCCTTGTCGTCCTAACACTTCCGTTTGATACATAAATTCATTGCGTTCGCGTTCCTGCGATTCTTTACGCTTCCTGCGTAATTCTTCTAACCATTGCTTTGAGTTGCTCATAACTCCTCCTTAATAAACAGCACCCAATGCGTTTTATCGCTCTTACCGACACGCTGTACTATTGTTGGTTTTTGGTCGGTTAGCGCTAAAACTTGCTTGGTAGGTATTTGCGTTTCATTCCACTTAAAAGCCAATGTTCCGTTTGGCTTGAGCACTCTAAATGCTTCACCAAATCCTTTTGATAAATCGTCTTTCCATGACTCTTTATTTAATCGCCCGTACTTTTTAAACATCCATCCGTTGTGGCCAACTCTGATTAAGTGAGGTGGGTCGAATATAACTTGATAAAATTGACTGTCAGAGAAGGGGAGGTTTTTAAAATCAGCGATAATGTTTGGAGTGATATTTAGCTTCCTGCCATCACATAAAATATGTTTCTCTGTGCGGATATCACTGTAGATTGCTCGATTATCTTCCTTGTCAAACCAGAACATACGACTACCACAACACATATCTAGAACTTTAGTCACGCAACCCTCCTTAGCTTAGAAACACGCAATATCCTGTTAATAAAGGCTTCCTTGCCTATCGCATTGATAATCCGTTCAAGCGATTCGTCGTCACAATCGAGTGCATATTCCATTGCCTCAACTGAGTCAATTTCCGTTAACTTAGCCAGTTCTCTGAAACTTCTTGTCTCAATACTGAGCTTGCTACTGTCGTCAAATTCCATGACTGTTTTGCCGTCTACTACCCGAGTTCCGTTCGAGTAGCTGTATGAAATTTGCATAATCACCTCAACTTACAAATGTTGGTATTACGCCAACGGTTGTCACAATGACCACTGCTAAACTGAATAACCATGGACTTGTACGTTTATTTTTACGTGCTTGAGGCGTAGTGATACGCACCGCCATGCAATCACGCATAGTGATGTAATATTTTGATTTCATTGTTACCTCGCTAGGTGAGCGATAAGGTGGTTACCTGGTGTTGGTGCGGTGGGTTAGTAGTGAATTTTTACGTTTGATACTAGGTTTTTAGCGATAGCGATAATGCAATTCTTGGCGCACTCTTCTGGAATGCCAGCATCAATTAAATCTTGCATGGCTTTATTGTTAACGGTTTTCTGATGTTCCTTATCAGCCTGACGTTTAGCTTCTTCCTGACGCTTACGTTCTTCTTCTGCTAATCGCGCTTGTTCTGCTTCCTGTGCTTTCTTGCGCTCAGCTTCGATAGCTAATTGCTTCTCGCGCTCTGCTCGCTCCAGTGCCTCTCTAGCATCACGCTCTGCCTTTTCCTTGGCTTCTTTTGCTGCTTGCTCTGCACGTTGAATAGCTTCCTGCTTTTCACGCTCAGCGCGTTCCGCAGCTTCTTTTGCTTCACGTTCTCGCCGTGCTGCTGCTTCAATTTCTTGCTGTGCTTTGCGCTCAGCTTCAAGCCTTGCCTGTTCTGCAGCTTGTCGCTTCATTTCTTCTTCACGAGCAATGCGCTGGCGTTCTTCTTCGGCTTTGCGTAAATCAAACAGCTCGTTCATTTGCAGAGCCTCTTCATGATCAACTTCGATTTGCTTCTTAAGCGCTTCGGCTTCTTCGCGAGCTTTTTCTTGTGCTTCCCACTCTGTTAGTGGCTTGCGAATATCTGTGCTTAATGCATCTAGCTCGTCACGAAATAACTTACGACTAGCATCAACTTTTTTGGGTAGCTCTTTTAACTTATCGACAACTGCTTTACCTTCCTTGTCGATATACGTTTTTGTTTGAGTAACTTTGTACGCCAGAGATGCAAAAGCCTTTCGGTTTTTAGCCAAAGATAAATCACTATCGAGTTCTTTACGCTCTTCTTCTGCAAGAGATTTAATGTGCTCTAGCATCTGATTTACTTTTTCTGGCGCTGTAAATAAATCTAGCGCTGTCGCTTGTTCAATTACGACTAATTCATTTGCCATTTCCTATGTTCCTTATGTGCGTATTCCTCACTATTAATAGCGATATGAATGATTAAGTGGTGGGTTACTGCTGATCGAGGGCTTTTGCGTCTTCATTCAATAACAATGACAGCTAGTTATTTTGGATTGATCGCAATAATACTCATGTTGCAACGCTCTATTGTATTATCATTATTCCATTACAATGTGAGGCAATAAGAATGACTTCTTTATCTGAAATACAACGTGATATCTTGATAGCACTAAATAATCGCAATTATCCAATGAAACCAATAAGCAATAGTCAACTTACTGAGTTAGAGACACGTATTGGTAAGGATACACTGGCATATAATATCAATTATTTACAAGATCAAGGTTTAATTAAAGATGGTGCAATTCAGTTAAGCGGGACTGGTAAATTCGGATATATCCTGCCTAAGATGGCTCTCACTTCAAAAGGATTTAATTATATAAATGAGGATTCCATTGGCAATGAACTAAATTCAGTGACTATTAAAATCCATCAAGACACTATTAATAAACTAGAATCTATGATTCGTGATGCTAGTATTTCTGATGCCGAAAAGACAACGCTCATGCACTATATAAAAGAAAAAGGCGTTGAGAGTGTTATCGGAAAATGTATTGACATTTTGATTTCTAATACCGGTTCTGTTACTAAATTGCTTTCTGATCTAGCTAAAAGCATTATGTAATGGCAAGCCCATCCGTGGGCTTTATCTCGCCGTAACCCCGAACTCACTGCTCGGCTGTTTTGTTTTAACTCCTGAAAATACTGCTACATTAGGTAAGCAACAGTTATCTACTGAGTCATAAACTTTAGTGCTACGAATTAAAATTGCTTTTTCAACTCGGCTAATTGGTTTACGTTTTAACGATAAAGTAGGGCGCTTTGTTTCTTCTTCTGGTTCTCCGTGTATTGCAGCTTTTAATCTTTCAGTTAATGCGTGTGCTTCCTGCAATGCTTTTCTACGTTCCATTCTGCGTAATCTAGCGTTGTTGTAGCCGTGAAAGTTACACATAATTATCTCCTTACAGCTTGCTTTGGTGATTGGTGGTAGGCGCTGATCTCCTACTTGCAAGCCATGCCGAGGTAAACGGCTTTCACCTCCCTCAATATCAGTTATTACGACCCAGTACCCGAAGGCATATAACACTACTTAGCTGGTATCGCTCGCTTGCGGAAACTGTTAGCTTTTAAACCTGCTAATCAGCCTTAGCATTCACCAATCCCAAAACTTACTGTCTTTGGTTTGCGCTTTTTCAGCGCTATCTGTTAAAGAGCAAACTTCCTGTTTATCTATGGCTCCTTGCCTTCGATGTGATAAATATTACAGGCGGTATTTATTTAAGTCAATACCATCGGTAATGTAAAATTGTATTTTCGGTAATATTATTGAATTTGAAAGGAATTTATTTTCAAAAAAATCTCAGATTGGAATGCAGATCACTTCTTTGGTGGGGAGAGGGTACAAAAAAGCCCTCGCTGGGAGGGCTCTCTGTCATTCTTAATAGTGTTAATTGTTTCTAGGTTGAAAATATGCAGATGGAGAGCATTTGAGATTGAAAGAAGGTGTAACTAACAACCCCATGGCGTCAAGATCATGAATCATTTTTACTTGTCTTTCATTTATTTCTTTATTTCTTATAGATGTGACATTTGTAATGATTTTTGAGTTGGTAACATTATTCATTTTCTGTCTCCAGTTGCTGGGCTTCTTCTTCATCTAAAAACGGCGTTGACCCTATGACAACTATTTCTTGATTTGATTTCATTGCAAATTGAAGCAATAAATTATGAATGTTGATAATTCCAGATGAAAAATCCTCATCGTCTGAGTAATCTTCAACTTTTAACTTTAAAGTATCAATTATAGTTTTAATGCCAATTGATCGACCATGTGAGTGCCATCGTTTATTATCAGATAGTAGTATAGCTATTTCTTCCGCTCTATCTACTTTGTCTTGGAAGCTAACAACTTCCCCTGAACTCTCTTTATAATTCCATTCTTTAAATTTATAATCAACAAGCCATTTTTTCAAGAGTTCTTTTGATAATTCTCTTGCTTCCTCATATCTTCGAAGTTCTGCGAGATCTAGACGGTTAAGCATCATTAGCTCTGCTTGAGTCACAATTCCTTGCTCAGATTTTTTTATAATCTCTTCGACTTTGTCCAAATAGCCTAGGGCTGGAACCCATTGGTTCTCTGGGTTGGCTACTTGTGGGTCTATAGGGCCGAGTGATGATGCATAGTCCATATAGATTTTATCACCTGACATACACCATATTGTTCCAGCGGACATAGCGAAGTCAGGAACTATAAAATATACCTCGTCGTAGAAATATCTTGTTATTTCTACCAGTTTTTCAACTGATTCTACACTCCCGCCTGTCGTCTGAAGTAGAATTACCAGTTTTTTTACTCTCCTTTTTTGGGCTGCTTTACCAAGAAAAGATACTGTTGGCTGGAATGAATGTTTAGACCAAAAATTTATTCCGCCATAATAAGACACCACGTCAGCATCAGGAAAGTGTTTTTTCTTAAATTCATCAATGTTATATGTTATAAATCCTTGCAATGCATTATCTAAATTTTGCATAAAGTTATCCATGTGTTTAAATCATATTACGTTTTTATTTCCCACACTCTAAAACGTGTCGTCAGGCCATTAAAACAGTGCTTTACCTGTTTTTTCGCAAACATCTATAAACTTGATAGGTTTAACTATTGCTGCGACATAATGAATTGTATCTACTTGATCTGGTGATAGAGTTATTGGTTTATGTGAGTTATTAATACTAGTGAATTGATAATCACCATCTCTTGTCTTGTTACAGATTTTAATCATGTTGTGACCATCAATAGTGCGTACAAATACTTCATCACCAGATCTAACTCTAGTATTTGGTTCAACAACGACGAACTCTCCAGATTGAATGCGAGGCCACATGCTATCACCTTTAACTTTCAAGCCGTATGCATCCTTGTCATCACTGTATATCTTTAACCATCCGTTGTGTTCTTCAATCATATCCACAGCACCATCAACACCTAAGAACGCTTCACCGCGAACTTGAACCATTCCGGAGGGTACTGTGCCTATATATTCGATTTCATCGTCTACCGATTGAGCTAGAGACATTATTTGTTTAGATATTGACGGACTTATGTCACTAACAGCAACCTTCAGTATCTTTGCAAATGTAGCAACTGCGTTCGGGTTTAATGGATTAATTCCATTTAAATAATGACTGACAGCACTTTGATTGACACCTAGCTTTTCAGCTATGTCTTCTTGATTTATCCCTAGCTCCTTGCGTTTAGAGCTATAAATTGATTTGAGCCTTCTGGCATCTGCCAATTGCTCTTCTGATAGCGGTTTCTTTTTGTTCATTTATGCATTTTATTACTATAAGTTATATTTTAAAAATACCGTTAGTATTGACTTTTTTATTACCGAATATAATAATTAAACAGATTCATTTTAAAGGAGAAGAAGATGAACCAATTAGCTTTACGTGAATACGTCAAGGAGCACGGTCAAGATAAGACGGCTAAAGCAATAGGTGTTACTCAAGGCGCTATCAGTAAAGCGCTAAGAGAAGGGAGAAATATTCTCTTATCACAAACGGAAAATGGTATTAAGGCAATAGAAATAAAGCCATTTCCAAGCACTAAAAAATAAGCATCATCACGTTCTTTAACAGATAGCGCTGAAAAAGCGCACTTCAAAAAACACTCACAGGATCGTGAGTCACGGACTAACTGTATCTAAAAGGACTATAGACTATGGAAAATGCAATTTCACGCAACGTACGTGCAATTGAGGCTCGTATCCGAAAAGGGATCATTCTAACCACACCTAAGCAAGTTGCTAAGGCTGTTGGCGTTCATGAATCCCAAATCACTAGATGGCAAGCAGAGAATGGCTTTATTGAGAAGGCAGCAAGACTGCTGGATGCGATAGGGTTCGATGCACCAGTACAGGATGTAATTATTCAAGGTGATGAGGCTAGAGCGTTAATTCAGATGCTTGAACATATCAAAGCACCAAAAAGAAAAGCCCCAGCGGTCACTGAGGCTTCTCAACAAATGGACTTAACCATTTAAACTAACAAATACACTGTATCAATAACCAGTATTAAAGGGAAGCTGATTTTGAGCTTCCCTTTTTTGATACAGCTTTAGAATGGAGAAATTATACCATGAGACAAAGAATAAATCATGAAATTTATGGCTGTGATGAGCATAAAAACATCATGAAAAATAGGTTGTTACAAGAAATAACCCCACTGGGTTGTCAGCGTTTAAAGGAAGCATTGAAAGACGCAAAATTAAGGAAAGCACATCGGGATAAGTTATTAGGAGAGCGAAAATGAGTATGCTTCTAATGGCAAAAGCCATGCAATTACAGGTGGGGAGTACAGCACAAAAAATGGTGCTACTGAAACTTGCCGATAATGCCAATGATAAAGGCGAGTGCTTTCCTTCTTATGAAACTATTGCACGTCATTGCGAAATTAGCCGTCAAAGTGCGATAAACCACATTAAAAGTTTATGTAAAAAAGGGTTTGTTCGTAAAGTTACGCGAAAAACTGATAAGGGGCATACTTCCAATTTATATATTTTGGATTTGGAGGCTAAATCTCTTGATGAGGGTAGTCAAAATACAGTACCACCTAGTCAAAATTCTGTACCAGAGGTAGTCAAAGAATTTGACCACGGTAGTCAAACGGTTGGACTAGGGGGTAGTCAAAAATTTTTACCCAGAACCAGTCAGTCTTTTAACCAGTCAATTAACTCTAAAAAATTATCGTCTGACGACTCGAAACCTGCAAAGCAGATTTCAATTAATCGGCAAGCTAAAATTCCTTATCAGGAAATCATGCAAGCCTTCAACGAATCAGCAGGGGATAGATTACCCAATGCCGAATCACTGAATGACAAACGCAAACGAGCAATATCCAAATTCCTGAAAGAGCTTAAAGAGCCCACAGTCGAATCAGCTAAAAATTATTTTGATTATTTTATGGAAACGGCGAGTGCTTGGTATTTCGGCGAAAATAATCGGGGTTGGCGAGCGAATTTTGATTATTTACTCAGACCTGAAACGGTACTCAAAACAAGGGAAGGAGCACTGTGATGAACCAAGTTCCGAATAATTTAATGGCGGAACAAAATGTTATTGGAGGACTCCTGCTTGACCCGCAAAGTGATAATGCGCAATCAATTTTTTCACTGCTAAAACCTGAAGATTTTTATGCCCGACACCATCAAATTATTTATCTCACCCTGCGAGAAATGTATACCCAACGTATGCCAATAGACATCATGACGGTGACGGATTGTCTGGAGTCAAAAGGCCGAATTAATCAATCAGGTGGTTTTGCCTATCTTGCTGAGATGGCAAGAGAAACACCGAGTATTGCTAACATTATGGCTTATGCGAAAAAAATCCGAGAGTGTTCCGCACAGCGTTTTGTTATCGAAAAGACGGTTGAAATTCAAAAACTCATGATGGTGCCAAGTGAGTTAAGTTTTACGGATAAAATTGAACAAGCACAACGCTTGCTTGATGAAGCCACGTCGTTTGGAAAAATGGGGAGAAAAACAGGGCTACGCCGAATTGATGATGTGTTGGATGATGTTTTTACCGATATTTGTGACCGCCAAGATAACCCAGAGAAACATCGAGGATTAAAAACGGGATTTAAAGATTTTGACCGCCTATTAAGCCCAAAACAGATTGTCATCGGTTCTCTGTTCGTGATTGGTGCTCGTCCAAAGATGGGGAAAACAACCGTTCTCACTGAAATGGCAAAAAATGTCTCACAACAAGGTAAGCCTGTATTGTTGTTCAGCATGGAAATGACGGATAAACAGCTTGTTGAACGGACACTAGCCCAACAAACCCAGATTAATTCAGATAAATTTTACCAAAAGTTAGAGGAGTATGAATGGGATAGGCTTTGCAGTGCCATCGGTCGCCTTAAAGATGAGCCCAATATTTGGGTGGATGATACACCCGGCATGTCCTTACAACACATTCGTTCTGAAAGTCGGAGAATTAAGCGCAAAGTCGGTGATATTGGGTTTATTGGTGTCGATTACCTCACTCTGATGCAAGCGGGAAAAGCTGACCGTAATGATATTGCCTATGGTGAAATCACTAAGGGGCTAAAGATATTGGCAAAAGAGCTCAATACGGTGGTTGTGTTGCTTGTACAACTGAATCGGGGATTGGAAAACAGGGCAGATAAACGCCCCGTACCAAGTGATTCAAGAGATACAGGACAAATCGAGCAAGATTGTGATTATTGGTTAGGCATTTATCGTGATGCGGTGTACCACGATAATGCGGATGAAACACTGACCGAGATGATTTTAAGACTCAATCGACACGGTAAAACAGGTACTGTGTATGTTGACCAACAAGGATTGAGTATTACATCGGTTGATCAATATATGGCTGCTTATCGCGCTCAACCGAAACGAGAGCCTAAAAGGTATTGTGAAAAATCGTTTTAATTCGATAGAGGGATTTTAGATATGACAATAAAACAACTACAGAAAAAAATTCATCAACAAAACATTGAGGCTGGATGGTGGGATATCCCAAGGGAAAAAGGAACCTTACTTTGCTTGATCCATTCTGAAATTAGTGAAGCAATGGAGGGGGAGCGTAAAGATCTAATGGATTACCATTTACCACATAGAAAAATGGCAGAAGTTGAACTTGCTGATGCTGTTATTCGTATTTTGGATTATGCGGAAGAGTTCGGTTACGACATCGAAAGCGCTATTACAGAGAAACTCGAATACAACAAACATCGAGTAGATCATCAGCGAGAAAATAGAGTTAAAAAAGGAGGTAAACGATTTTAATTTAGCAATTTCCGAGATGAAACTAGGTGTTTGTATATTTAAAAAATAATGATGGAGAGGTTGTTTAGTGACAGATGATATCTGTCTCCATAAATCCAATCTCAACAGTATTTTCAAAGTGCTCTCCGAAATCGTGACAACAGGTAAACGCTATCGCATCAAAATCACCGAGTGGCGTGATTTAAGAACCATACCCATGAATAAAACATGGCGTATGTGGATGGAAACCACAGGCGAGTGGTTACGTGCACGTGGCGTTGTTATCGATATTAAAAATGGTGTCGGTGAAATCGTTTTATCAAAGCCCATCACTAATGAGGAAACTCATGAATATTTCGTTGGACATTGGCTAGGACGCAATGAAAACGGTGAGCGTGAAAAAACCAGCAAGATGGATAAAGCAAGGATGCTTTACATGATGGAGAAACATGAACAATGGTGCATTGAGAAGGGAATTCCGATCATCATTCCTCGTAACTCTGAATATATGAGTTTGAAAAGAAAGCAAGAAGAATAGGAAATAGTGATGATTATTTCAGTTAATAACATGATCGTTTTTATTTTAGAGTGATAAAAAATAGTAATCAGGAGGCTCATGATGAATTTACGCAATGAGGCAAAAGGGCGTGAATGTCAGATTAGAATACCTTCAGTTTGTAATGGTAACTCTGAAACGGTTGTTTTAGCCCATTACAGAATGTCAGGTCTTTGTGGCGTCGGAATAAAATCGCATGACTTATTTGGCGCTTGGGCTTGTAGTGCATGTCACGATGAAGTTGATAGACGAACACGATTTACGGATATGGAGTATGCAAAACAATGTCACCTAGAAGGTGTTTTGAGAACGCAAGCCATATTGATCCAAGAAGGGAAGTTGAACGTGTGAAGGTCTTTAATATCGAACCAGTACCTAAACCAAGGATGACTCAGGCTGATAAATGGAAAAAACGTCCCCCAGTTTTAAAGTATTTTGCGTTTAAGGACGAAGTAAAGTTAAACAAAATCACCCTACCTGAATCACATTACCACATTACATTCATTCTACCCATGCCGAAGAGTTGGAGTAAAACTAAACGCTCCGAAATGAACGGTAAACCCCATCAACAAAAACCGGATAAAGATAATCTCGAAAAAGCATTACTTGATGCTATTTTTGACGATGATTCACGTGTATGGGATGGGCGGGTAACAAAAGTGTGGGGAAAAAGGGGGCAGATAATTATCCAAGAGGTGCGATAGTGAATATTGAGTGGATACGCGAGCGAGTAAGTACGGCGTTGATGAATGTTTGTATTATAGAAAATGGGCCGTTAAGTGCCATGGAGGAACAAGCAATACTTGTAACCGATAGGTTTAAAAGAAACCCAATACGCTATGCGGGTGAAAGAAAGTCTCGATACAGACTCCCCTCACATCCACTCAAAATTAAGCAAAAACATGCCAAAGGAAAATCAAAACCATTAATTAATGAAGTTACTTATCGCACTTCATCATGGCGCAGAGGTATTCATCAATTGCCTAACGAAATGCGCTTATGGTTACTCTATTGCTATGGTGATTATCAATATTATCGTGAGCAAATACTCATTGTTCCCTATATTTGGCATGAGTTTCAGCGATTAAATAGTAAAAAAAGGATAACGAAAAAAGTTAAGCAACGACTTCAATCTCTTACCTTACTAGCCATTCAGGCGGTAAAAGCAGAAATTAATCAAACAGCAAAAAAATATACGGATGTTAAGCTCGCTGAATTGTTGGGCGTCAGTGCTGATGCTTGGCGAAAGAGCTATAAACTGTATTGGATTTGTTTATTAGATTGTTGCTATCAATTAGATAGAGATTCGCTATTCAAAATTAGCGCTTTAAGCTGA